ATATTGTTTCGGCCATGCGGCGCGGTGCTGGTAACGATAAACCGCTGCGTGGCAGCCTCGACATAGCCTGTCACCACCATCGATCCGCCAGACGGCGCTTGCGGAAAAATCAGCAGGTGCGAGGAGCCGTGGACAATCCCGCTCCAGATGTCATCGCGTAGAAACCGCGCTGGCGAGTGAAGCCCGCCGCGCGCGAAAGAGCCTGAGACGAAATCGACCCGGCCGGGGGCGACATAATGCCCGGTCGATTTGTCGCCGGGGCCATATTCGAGCGGCTCTGGCAACACGATGTTGCCGCGAATACCGGGCGGATTGTTGAAGCGGTGCGGCGGAAAAACAGTCACGCCGTTATCGTTGCTGCGCCCGCGTGTCATCGGGCCGTTGCGCGACAGATGCACGCACATGCCCACCAGCGAGGTCGTGAACCGCCGCCCGCGCATCGCTTTGCTGGGCGTCTCCAGGCCGGTGCCGTTGTTGACGGTGTTAAACGGACCATAGCCGTTCCATGTGGACAGATGGTAGCCACCGTTGCGATTATCCTCGGCCCCAACGGGCACGTCGCTTGAAGACAGATGCCAAAGGTAGGTGTCGTGGGTGATCTCGTTCACCGTGTCGAGCTGGAAGAAGCTGCGCCAGTTGGTGCTTTCGGTGCCTTCGGGGGTGCTCGGCGAACCAATCCGCCACGTGAAGTTGACCACCCCCGGCTTGCGCACGCCGCTTAAGGCATGGCCGGTGAAGAACGCCGCATGGTCGTCTTGCGGCAGGGGGTAAAGGTCAGGCTCATCGGCAAAGGCGTAAGCGATCCAGTTGGTGCGCCAATAAGGATCGTTTATCGCCAGATCGCGGTAATCGAGGGCGCTTACGTTCTCGCCAAACAGGCCGGTCTGCCAGCGCGGCGAGGCCAGCAACATCAGATTTGCGGCCCGACAAGCCGCCAGCACCGCCGCCGCCTGCCCCCGAACAGAAAAATCGGGGTGCTGATGCTTGAGGCAATTGACCCCGCGTGACTTCCACTTGGCGTAGAGGTTTTGGGTGCTGTCCGTTTCGTAGCAATAGCCAGTCGGCGCTTGGTTCCAGACAGATACAAGGAACTTGCGCGGCCCGAGCGGACCGTAGTTCGGGCCGTAGAGGACGCCGTTGACCACGGAAGCGTCGACCACGGGACCATCGAAACCACCGATACGCAGCCGTGCGCCCAAGCCAAGCACTACTCCACCCACCTCAAAGGCCCCCGGCAGTAAGGCGCGCGGCCAGCCTATTCAGCACCGCTTGCAGGTTCTGCCCGCTCGCCGTTCCAATCAGCGCCGCCGAACCATTGGCCGAAGGCGCGATGATACTTGTGCGGGTCAGCACCGAAGCCCCCGCATTGTTAAGATAAATCCCCGCCGTGCCGTTGCCTTGATCGACAGCGAACTCATTGCCGGAAGACGTAGCCGCCAGCCCCAGCGCAATCGTGCCATACAACGGCCCGGACAGCGCGAGCGCAATCTCTGCGGCTGCTTCGGCCGCATCAACAAACTGCTGAAGGTCGGGGATCGAGATTACCTGCCCGCCAAGACCACCATTTACCATGCGGTTCATTTGCTCTTGGAGAAACTGGTCTCGCGCGGCGGCGCGATCTGCGATTAAGTTGAGGGCGCGGGCCGTGATTGCGCCGCCATCCTCAAAATCAACGTCCTGCGTGAACAACGGGTTCAAGGCGAGCCAAAGGCTCGGGCCTGCTGCCGGGGGTGCGGCGAAGGTGACGGTGCCGCCACCGCCAATGTTGCGCGCCACGGTATAAAGCGTTGGCGAGACCGTGCTCGTCACGCCACCAAGGGCCGAAAGC